TAAGTCACATCAATACCAAAAGTATTTAATAACTGTTCTGGTAATCCTTGAAATGTACTATCAACTAAAGACATATTATCCTCTTACTACTCTCATTTGAAAAGATCCTGCTCCACCAATCATATAACTTCCAAGATAACTTTGTAACCAAGGGTAAACATCCATAATATTATTAACAGAACCAGTTCCCTGACTTGCAACATTATATTTGACAGCTAAATCTCCTAACTTTGCTTCTGCAATATTTCCATTTGTTCCTACATTTCCTGTCATTGCATCGGTATCATTTGCTAAAGCTCTTGCTAATTCATACTGTGCATATTTTATATTTACAGGAATTGCAGTACAAGCTAGTTCTACATCATCTACCTGATAATTATTTCTAGGAAACTTTAGTGCCTGTCCATGATCACATCTGTCTCCAAAAAATACAAAGCTATCAATCCATCTGGTTGCTGCTATTAATGATCTGTTCTTTTGATCATCACTTTTGTTATCCCAGGTTGTTGAATCTGGTACTGTTTCAAAATAAGTATTAGCTTCTGCCAATGTGACATAGCTATTTGCAGTAGCACTTGATAATGTTGCTGTTATAGTAGCTGCCACGATCTATAAAGTAATTTAGTTTTATTGTAGCGTAAAGAAAAAACCCCACCAATAATTGATGAGGTTCTTTACCGCTTTGCTTTGCAACTTAATAATACGATTAATAAGTTGAAGTATCAAGAGGTGAGTTAACAGTTAACTGAACTAATGGAATTAAGTCAGCATCATATGTTAATGCCCACTTGTTAGCTGTTGCTAAGTTCGCATTAGTTGGGTTGTCATCAGCAACGTTCCACTTAGTACCCATAACGTGATAAGCACTATGGTAGTCAACTGACATAACATCCTGCTTAGAAAGAATGTTTCTTTCAGCTTCGATTCTTAGTGCTTGCTGATTACCTTCAAGGATTGTTCCTGAAGATGTTAGGTAGCAGAAGAACTCGATTTGATGACCACTTGAACTAGATGGTGCAACTGTGTTAACAGCAGAGTCAACAACAACTGTACATCCAGCAAATTCACCAACGGCTCTATCGCTGATACCAACACCACCACCACCCCAAGTGAGGTTTGTGCCTGTTGATAATGCAGAAGTAGAGAATGTTAACATACCAACCTGATAGAGGTAGTAAGCAACAGATGGATGAACGATTAGAAGATCAAGATCCTCTCCTCTTTCTCCAAGCAAGTTTCTCGCTCTTGAAATAGTTGAAGCTGTTAAGAAGTTAACTTCAGTAGCACTAGCACCAGCTTTTGCTACGTCTAACTTGTTAGCTGCTAATGCAGTTCCAAATAAACCAGCTAAATGTGAGAACAATCTAGCGTTGTTTAATTTGTTGATTGCATCTGCAAGTTGGTTTCTGATGTGACCCATTGGATCTTCACCAGCAGCCAAGATAGCAACATCATCTACAGCATATGCAAATGCTCTATGACAGATAGTTGCAACCTGTGTACCTGTACCAATCTTCTGTGGTGTTAAGTAACCAGCAGTAGATGTTCCCCAGTTTGCAGCACCAGTTAGAATTTCTTCTGTTGGAGCGATTGGGTTAAATTCTGGAACTTGTATTCTTGTTCCACCTTCTGTTGCATCAAGTAGTCCATTACGAGTAATAGCACCAGACTTGATGAAAGCACTACGTTCTTTTATAGCTTCAGAAACGTAAGTACTAAAATTATTTCTCTTAACGACATCCGCTAATAGGACACCGCCAGAGTAATTCTGAAACGGAGCAGCCATTCAGATTTACCTTTTTTTATGTTTGCGATACCCTAATCACAGATAAGGGCATTAGTTTCACAGAAACTAACTATTTTGTTTGAGCCTCCCTCTTCAGCACGGCTGAGAGTTCGGGGTTCTCATTCTCCATTATAAGCTGTTGCGTCAAATTGCCAGTCTTCCAAGGATTATCTGTTCCACCTGACACATTTGAGATAGGACTAGGCTTTGCTCCCATACCAGCAGCACTACTTGGTTTGAAATGATGCTCCCATCCACTACCAGGATTTTTGAGACTCGTGAGATAAGTACTTAAATCTTGTTCGACTCCACCATTTAGTACCACAACTTTTCCTTCAGCGTTCTTTTGTAGTTTTCCTTGCAATAAAGATAAAGTTTGTTCTGCGTTTATCGCTCCAAGGTTACTAATAGCTGCTAATGCTGTAGTTTTTGTGGAAGCTACTTCATTAGAAGTTTTCATTTCTTGTAGCTGTTGAGATAAAGAATTAATTTGTTGGTCTTTATCTTGTGCGGTTTTATTAGCTTCTTCCCAAAGAGTTTTCCATTGTCCTTGCTCTTCTAATTCTTTGGTACGTTTTTCTTCTTTTTGTTTATAAACATCATCAAGTTTAGTTTTGATGCCTTGAAACTTTTCTTGTGCTTCAGCAGCTTCTTTTTGTGCAGCAGCTACTTTTGCTTCATATTCTGCTTTTACAGAATCTAAGTTTGGGGCTGTTGGTTGTGAAGGAGTTTCAGTCACGGACTGATCAGTAGGAGTCACAGACTCAGACTGAACTACTTTTTCTTCTATTGCCATGAATTATTCAGATAAGATGTTTGAGGACTTTTTTTTAGAAACTTTTTTAGTTTCTGTTTTTGGTTTAGCTGTTTCTACTGGGGTGGACTTAACAGCAGGGATCTCTGCCAGTTCCCATTTGTATGTTCCATCTTCTTGAAGAACATGGTCTAAATGTTTGCCCATAATTTATATGTACTTAACTATCATTGTAACAAATTATTCTGGTTTGACCTCATTTGCTGTTGGTAAAACTTCACCTTGTACCAAAATATCTCTAAATTCTTCTTTATCTATGACTTGTTGATCAAATAATGATGTCAAAGCGGTAATATCTTGTCCAATTAGCCTCTCAATATCAAAATCTCTGCTGATTTTTACTTCTGGTGGCTCGATTCCTACATATTCAGCAGATAAATTAAATGCTTTTTGTAATTTTTGTTCTAATTCCATAGATACCATTGCAAGCATAGAATTAGTATCTACTCTGTCTAACCTTCTAGCATCAGCACTTTCAGCTACAAACTTTTGTTGACTTAATGTACTAATACCAAGAGTAGCCATTTGCATCTGCAATTCTTTTATTTCTGATGATTGAGCCTCAAAAGCACTAGAAGCTGGTTCAACATAATAAACTTTATTTCCTGGCTGAGTTGCCATTGCATAATTAACACTTATAGCTAAATCTTTGGTCTGGTCATCATATCCTTCCATTACAAGCATTGGTTGAGATGCAACGTGCAGACTGTGTATTAAATCAGCTTGTCTTTGAAAATGTGCAAGATTTAAATAAGCAATGTCTAATAAAGGTGGTTTACTTACTAAATTTTCAACTTTTCCAGAATAAATAGTGACTAATGGTATTTCTCCAAGAGAAAATTCTCCTGATTCTGCTAATTTAAAATCTTTTTCTCCAGCAGGACTAGCCATATTTCCAGCATAAGCACCACTATCTTCTTCATACATATCTTCTATTGTTTCTTTCTTTCTGAAAACACGATAGCGACCAGGTTCTATAACTCTCATCTGCTCATAAATCTTTTCACCGAAAGCACCATTGGGTAATACTGCCCTTTCAGCTATTCTTACCTGAGTTAAATTTCCATAATTAGATTCTCTATCTAATCTCCAACCATAGATATTTGTAGGATCTATTTCGATCCAATATGGTCTACGATTCTGTTGACGTTCTTCAGCTAAACTCATTGCACCAGAAGGTGCAGGATAATCTACAAGAATATGACTTTGACCATAAGTTAATGAACACATTAATAATCTTCTTGCGTATTCATCTAAATCAGATTTACAACCATCAACATCCATCTTGAACATTTCAGTCCAATAAGGATCTCCATTTAAAGTTATTGGTTTTCTAAGAACTAAACCTGTGGCTGCTCTTATCAATCTTTGTGTAAAAGGACTAAATACTGATCTATTTACTCTTGCAAGATAAGCATCATAATCTTCTCTAGGTTCTAATGGTAAAAAAGCTTCGCTATTTTCTCTGAGATATTCTGTACCTTCACTTACAGCTTTCATTATTTCCCAACCTTTCACCATATCCAATACTGCTCTGGTACGAACAAATGGACTATCAACACCTCCTACAGAAGATGAGGCAGTAATACTTGTTTTTAATAATCCTGGTAATGCATAAGTCATTTCAACACCTCCATCGTTTTAAGGCTAACGCTTTTCTTGTAGGTCTGCCTTTTTTATCTTTCAAAGGCCCAGGCATTCCACTCATTCTCGCACAAAATGATTTCCTTCTTGCTTTTTCTTTTGGTGTTAAACCAGATTTTTTAGTAACTGGTGCTTTTAAATTACTACCAGTAGCAGCATTATATTTTTTACGGCCTTTAGCAGTTAGTCCACCTTTCTTAGACTTTTCGCCTCTTCCTACAGATAAACTAACTCCTTTTTTCCGTGGCATTATTTTCCTACCTTTACTTGTGCCTTTTTATGGGCTTGAGTAAATGAATCTCCTGCTCTCATACGTCTTTTCATAAATTCCATGTGTTTCTGAGAATGATGAACAGAATGTTCCTTAAGTTTGTTCTTTTGAGAAGAAGTAAGTTTCATTTTACTTAGATAACTCTATGTTACCGCTTTACTAAAGATTTTACACTCATTTCTTTTTCTTTTTTGGCTTAGTTTTCTTTTTCTTACCTTTTTTGACACTTGCGATGTAACCTTGACATCGACTCATTGCAGCAGATTTACTCATTTTTTCTTTTTCCTCGTTGTTTTACGTCTATGTTGATATGATATCTTCTTACTGCTAGTTTTTTCACGTTTAAATTTAGCTTTTTCACTTGCTGACATCTCCCCTACAGTCTTAGGGGTCTTACTTGATACACGTTTTTTAGGTCTACAGGCAGGATATGCTCTATCTTCACCTTTTGAACGACCACAAGGCTTTCCTGTCTTCACATCAACCCAATTTTCTTTGAACCAACGTGTTAAACCACCTTTAGCTCTAGGACTTGTACTACTTTTTTTTCTTTGTGGCACGTTTTTTCTCTACTTTATAAGTTCCACCACGCTTTTTATACTCTCGGACTAACCAAGCATTAGCGTAGGCAGAAGGATAAACAGCAAACTTACGTTTTGCTTCTGATTTTACTCTAGAGTATAACGCTTTATTTACAGGTACATTCGCCACGTTTTTTACCTCCCTTCTTTTTCTTCTTCTTTTTCTTAGTAGTCGAATGGTACATAGTAAGAATTAGGTAGTTCTTAGTATATTCTAAACGAAGTTTGGCCGAGTGTCTCTGGCTTCGCTAAATTAAATTGCTGTAGACAAAGATAACCAAAGGCATCAAACGCATGGTCAACCCCCAGGTGTTTATTAGGCATCCCTGTATTTGGAGCGTATGTAAGAGTTCTTAACGCTTTTATCAATTCTTTACATCGAGGATGGATAAATGTTCGCTGATTTCCATCAGCATCTAACAAAGCAGTATTAACAG